GAGTAATATTCTGATGATTGCAATCGATTATGAAACAAATGAGTAAGTTATGAGCGCAGAATGGGCAATCTTTGCTTTGCAAGCAGCCTCAACCGTTTGGGGAGCACAGCAGCAACAGAAACAATCGAGGTTTTCTGAATATCAGCTTCGTCGTCAGGCTGCTGCTCAAAAGGCATTTGCCAACGAGATGTATGGGCTCACAAGCGAGCAAGCAACTGGAGTCCGTGGTCAGGGGGAGCGGACTGCTCGTCAGATCGAGACTCAAGGAAAATATAAGCTTTTTTATATGGAAGATGCTTCGAAGCGGAGAATCGGAGATATGACGGCAAGGATCGGATCATCCGGAGCCGTGATCAACCGTGGCTCGGCCCGTAATGCGATTCTCACACAAGGCCGGGCTGATGCTCTCGGAATGAGACTGCAAGCAGCAGAAACCAAACGCATGGCAGCAGAGACCCGCTATAGTGCAGACACTCAAGCCTATTACATGATGAAGTCTGCAGGAATCAATCGAAGAAATTACATGGCATCAGCGAGCAACTGGAATCAGCAGGCAAACTTCTTATCTGCATCCAGACCATACCAGGCAACAAGTTCACTACTTTCAGGCTCTTCCAGCATCATCCAGACTCAATCGATGTGATGATTGATAATAATGAGGAGAAAAGGAAGCATAAGATTGCAGTTGATGACTTTGAAGATTGGGCGTCATTTGATTTTCTAAAGAAAGATATGCAAATCCGCAGAAAATACGCAGACAACCCAGCTGCTTATGAAAATATTTTAAAGGGTCTATTACAATCAAGGAAAGGTGCTGATCGGCCCAAAACTGATGCTGAAGGAAGAGTATATCTTGAAAGGATTGAGGATCTAGCTCGAGAGAAAGGATTTAGTAATTCGGAAATTCAAAGAGTCAGTCGGAATATACAGAGACTAGGGATTCGAACAAACATCGAAATCTGGCAAGCAGCAAGAGATCAGGATGAAGTAGGTTATGAGCGGAAAAGATATAATGCTGAGAACAAAAGATTAAATAAGTTCATTAAAGAATTATATCAAAGGGAATTAAAAATCTTAACTAAGGAGTCTGGAGATTTAACTCCTGGAGAAATTACAGGGTTAAAGAACATAATCAAAACACTCGTAAAGGAAGTCGTTACCGAGGCAAATGGTTTTACAGGCAAATTATTTCCCACCCCTGAATCTCGAGAGTTGGAGAAAGAAAGAATTGAAGGTATTTGGTTAAATTTACTCCTTAAGGAAGGAAGGAAGTGGAATCACACTGAATTAGGATTCCGGGTAGAAAAGGAGAACCTAAAAGAAACACAAGCATATACAAAGGCTCATAATAAGCTTGTTGACAGGATTTCCAATTCGATGGTTTTGGAAATTGCAAATGAGGAAAGGGATTACACCTATCAGCGCACTGATATTAAAAATGCAATTCCAACAATTGTTTCGGAAGAAGCCTGGGATTTGTATCCAAAAGATATTGGTGAATTTGGACATGATAAGAACCTGGAAAAAAGATCTGAGTTCATCGAAGACTCTAATATAAAATTAGAGGAATTGTATTTTGATGCAAACGCACAACTAAAGCTTAAAGCAGTAGAGAGAGCAGTTCAATTTCGGAAGGAAGATGAACAAGAGAAGGCTCGCATCAAGAATATGGAAAACAATGTTCGAAGAAGAGAAGCAGATATTTTTCTGACAAGAGAAATCATAAATGTACGGAAGGCTTTTGAAGAAGATAAGATAGATTCTGTTACTGCTAAAGATAGAGCAAATACAATATATACTAAGATTTACGATAAATTTAAGAGAGTAAAGAGGGAGGGTGGTCGCCCATTAAATGAGAAGGAGAAATTATTTAACAGAAACCTTGCTGCTGACCTTTTAAAAGTAGTTGAGTCAGATGCGAACACATGGGTTCTTGCGGAAGTTTTTGAAAAAGAGGCATTAGATAAAGAACAAAAAGCAATTGAGAAGCATGAGCGTGAGAAGCATCTTCGAAGACAAACTCAGAAAGGAGTAACTCGATACACGGAGCTTGCAGCAGAGTTGTTTCATGAACAGCAGACTGATCCTAAAGATCATAAGGATTTTAAGAAATCACTGGAAGCTGTCAAAGGTAGCATCATCCGTGATTTTGCCGGGGATCCTGGTGATTTTGAAGCAAATGAAGAATTTGCAGATGGGTTCGACCAGGAGCTTGCTGAATCCATCGATGCCGAGCTTTCCAATGTCATCATTCAACATTGGGATCAAGTTGCATCGAAGCAGAAATCGGATCAAGTAACCCTTGATGCTTCCAGAGCTTCTATTGAATACATTTATGGCAATGAGAAAAACCCCGGACTTAATTCGCTTTTAACTCAAGCATTTGAACAAGTTGATGCAAATGGGAATTCTTTAAGCTGGGATGAAACAAATGCTTGGTTGCAGCCAAAATTAAAACAACTTGAAGATAGGGTTAAAAAGAATGTTAAACAAAAAAGCAATAGAGCCCTTCATCTATTTGTAAACAGTTCTGAATTATTGGAGCACAAAGAAGCAAAGCTTCAAACTCTCGAAAACCAAATCACAGAACGCCAGGATGAACAACTAAAGACCTCCCTGCAAAGGCGCATGAATGATGTCGCAACAGGCCGTGATCTTGGTCAATTCAAAGCTCCTCCCAGAACCTTTCGAGATGCTCAAAACCTTCTGACCAATCGCCAGGAATCCGATTGGAGGATGGTTCATATTGCGAACCTACTAGAGCCACATGTCGGGGGGGTCGAGGAAGGGGAATTGTATTCTCGAGATGAAGCCATTCTTATTCTTAGTAAATATGCAGAACGAATCGATCGTGCTGATGCCTTGGGAATGATCGAGCGTGATCCGGTTGCTGCTTTAGAAGCTCTCAAACCAGTCAGCCTTAAAGATAAAGATGCTTTCTTTCCTAATCTTCAACCGGAGGAGCGCCAAAAACTTGAAAATCAAGCCCGCAATGCAATTAAGAATGCCGTGATGGGAGAACGAGCCGATTACAGGAACCGATATAACAATGAAATAAAGCGTGTCCTGGCTGGTGATTATCAATCCGATGATAACGGAATGCCAGTTGGTGAAGACTTTACATTCATGGATCGTGTGATCAAGCCATTAGTCGGAGACAAATCGAAAGGGTTCCTCTACTCCGAATATGAATATGAGATCATGCAGAATAAGATGCAGTATGCCAGGGAGATCTCAAAGGCAGTGCATGGAGGAGATTCCAAGTATGGAACTGAGCCACTTGAATACAAAACAGCAGAGCAGCTGCAAGCACTACTTACCGATTTCAAACCTGGAACATACGATGCTGGATTTGTTAAGGAAGATAAGCGGTATGATGTTCCCTTTATGCATGAAGTCTATAACAGCTTTGCCCAAGGAGTCGGTCGGATCAAAACTAAACGTAGCACAGATCCAGCGTTTTTTCCTGCCGAGCGATGGAAGGAAATGATGGAAGAGCGCGGAGCCCAGGTGAATATGTTTTCGAGAGAAAGGGCTGAATACATCATTGAACAGCAGGAAACCTATGCACCAGGATCCGAACCGAAGCTCTTTACTAATTTTGAATTACAAACAATTGATGATCAGTGGAACGACCTTGGTGGTGAGGGTCGTGGAGGAATGCTGGCAGAGATGGAAATGACGGTTAGTGATCCAAAGATCTTCAATCAGATGTTTTACGATATTGCAGAGAACACCGATATCAATGATTCCGATCAGATGTATCTCGTGCACCATGGTAATGGAGCAATCCTCCGAAGACTTCACACAGCACAAAGCCTGGACATGGCAAGCATCAATGTGAAGTTGACAAGCCAGGAAACCGATCTAGAAACATTTGATGTTGAATTATACGGAGATGAAGATCTGAAACAATACATGGCAGCATTTTTCGATGAACCAAGGAAAATGAAGGATTGGTATAACCTCGTTCGATCCTATTCGATTGTTGGAATGAAAGATGGTGATGCAGAAGGAGAAATCGAGTTGACCGTCAGGCAGCTACTCTCGAGTAAATTCCATGTACATTCTGGGAACCATGGTCAGGAGGAGATCGATGGAACCTCGATCTGGCTTCCTAAAAAATTCATTCCAGATCGACCAGCAGATCTTGGTGAAACTAAGTTTGATTTAATTACAAAGGATGATTTCACTAAAAGTCTTCACAAGTTTATTACTGAAGAAGTCCCAGCCTTAGTCGGTGAGCAGACTTATGCTGCATTAGCAGCTGAAGCCTATCATTTTCGGAACTCCGATGACGGGCAAGGTCTGACATTACATTTTTTAGATGATACAGGCTCTTATCCGGTTGCAGATAAAAATAATAATCCGATCCAAATAAATTGGGATCAGCTGATGAGTTTGATAGAAACTCGTGTTCTGCCTAGCCCTGTGGAAAGTGTATGGCCCGGAACCTCCCCAAAAGAGTGGAATGTATTTCCGTAAACCTCGAAGATTTGATCCTGGCGCATTCAACCGCTGGGCTGAGAACTGGTCACCCTCTTTATCATGGTGCAAAGACTTCCTTCGAGACCAACTCGATTGCCCTGGTCGGAAGCTTGATACGGAACGCAGTTGCTCGTGGATCCGGAGATCACATGACGGAAGACATCTGGAGATCCTCGAGATATTACAGACCAGGTCTCGAGTATGATGAAGAGATGACAACCGATTTTGCAGAAGTCCTTGCCAATAGTTATGACACTCGACGGGAATCCGAACTTGTCTATGAAAGAACAGGAGCCCTTGGAGCAACAGCCTATTTTGGATCAGCCCTTATTGGTGCTCTTCCGGATCCGATCAACCTAGTCCCATTCATGAGATTTGTCCCAAAAGGCGCTATATTAAGATCACGCATGGCTGTTAATTCTTTAGGTCGAGTTGGAATCGGAGCAACCGAGGGAGGTATTGGTGCAGCCACTTTACAACCATTACTTGCAGCAGAACGCTTATCTCACCAGGAGCGTTATGACATGAAGATGGCAGCAACCGACATCCTAGTCGGCATCGGTGCAGGAGGAGTGCTATCAGGAGTGATGGAAGGGGGTCGTCTAGCTTTGAAGAAGTATTCCGTCAATCCGAATACTGGAGCTCAGACTCCGATCGAGGAGCCTCGAGTCCTTAGACAACTATTCCGCTGGCCTATTGAAACCCTCACTAAATTCGGAAGAAGAGCCATCATCCAGGTCGATGAAGGAAGACCGGTTGATGTTGCAGGAATCGAAAATCCTGGAACCCCCGGACCCCCACACACACAAGAGAGACTCACCGTTGAAGGGCTTGGAGAGATTGGGACGGAAGTTCCAGGTGCTAGAGAGGTTCAAACTCGATTTGAACTCGTTGAACATGATTCCGTCATAGCATCGAATCTTGATGAGGGAAATACCTTAACCAAGAATCCTGCTTACAAACAAGATCTTCAACCAAGAGATCGGGACACCGCGGAATCGCTTCAGCAGATCCTAGAGATTTCTGGAGAAGGCTTTAGACCTCGGAGGTTGGTTTATCCAGATGATACCGGAAAAGTAGGAGCTCCGATCATTGGCCCGGATAACATGGTCGAATCTGGGAATGGAAGAATCCTCGCTCTTGGTCGGATCTATGACAAGAAGGGTCAAAACCTTGCCGAATACAAAAATGCTATGAAGGGGATAGTTTCTTGGTATGGCATTGATCCAGCGAAGATAGATTCGATGAGCCGTCCGATTCTTGTCCGAAGAAGAACAACCGATCTTGATCATGATACCAGGATTGCTTTAACCCAGCGATTAAACACTGATGAAATTGCTGCAAGACAACCGGATGAGGTTGCAGTAAGTGATGCAACCATGATGGATGATAACATCCTGAGATTTTTAAATGATGCTGAACTTGATGCAGAAGTAAATATTCCATTTGTTAATGCAGTATTTGACACCCTCCCGGCTGCTGAACGCAAAGGATTGACGACCCACGGGAAGATCAACCCGACAGGATTGGAAAGGCTTGAATTAGCCTTGTATGCAAAGGCTTATCATTCTCCGCAGCATCCGGAGTTTATAAAGCAATTGATTACTATGGGAGGAGATGATTTTAGGCAGATTGCGAATGCTTTAAAAAACACGGCTCGTCGCTGGGTTTATATGAAGTCGAAAATGAGGACCGGTGAATTCATCAACGAGGATCCTACAAATTATCTAATCGAGTCTGTTTTACAATTTAATGATTTAAAGCGGAAGCTTCGGAAAAAAGCAGCAGAAAAAGATAAAAAAGGTAAAGCGATCGGTTTCCGTAAAGTTTTGCAAGATCATGTCAAAATTCTTCATCGTCAACATAACTTGGATCCTGATATCGGGACTCATGCGAAAACCGTCCTTTTCTTAGATTTTTTATCAGTTGCCGATAGTCAGCAAAAGATTGAAGCTGGCTTGCGCTCATTCATCACTGATGTCGAAGCTCATCCGATTGGACAGCAGGGTTTTTTTGAGCAACCTCCAATGGCAGAGATCCTCGATCGAACGATCGGAGCTCACCGGACGGAAGCCAAAGTCGATGCTCAAACTGCTGAGACCCCCACCAGACCCCCTACTGAATTTGTTCCGGGAAAACTGCTGTCAACAATCAAGAGATTGATTACCAGCGGTGAAACTTCAAAGAAATATATATTCCACACAACCAATACTTTGGATCCAATCATTGATAATGGTTTAGATACTGGAGGTTTTGCTGGATCACCTATTGGGGATCGTGGCCTTGGTGGTTTTGTCCATGTTTTTTTAAGATCAGATCTACCTAAATCATTGAGGGATAAACCACCTCAAATGGTTGAATTAGAATCAGATTATAAGCCGATCAAGCCGATCTGGACATTTCTTTCAGATGATCTTGAGCTTCCAGAATCATATGGTTTTAGAAGTCAAGAACTTGGTGATGGACCTCAACCACCTACCGAGATGAGTTCTGCGGAATTAGCTAGACAACAAGAAATTCAACAAAAAAATCGCGAAGATATTTCCGATCTTTATCAAGCAAGAGAAGCTTTTGATGAAACAAAAGTCCGGGAAGAAATCGATTCTGAACAAATCCATGCTCGGGATGAGGAAGTCGATTACAGTGTTCGGGAAGATGAGCCGGTTGTGCTTGAAGAATCTCCGTATGGTGAGCAAGGCCCAAGTGATGCTCAGATGGCTGAAATCGAAGCCCAGGCTGATGCAGAACTTTCCGGAAGGAAGGATTGGGATCCGGATAAGGAGTTAAAAGAAATCAACGAACTTGAACGAATGGGAGAAGCAATGGATGAGGACTCTCGAATGATGAACTGTAATGGCTGACCAACCGAAATTATTCGATCCCTGTATTGCAATCGGGAAGGAAGTTTTTAATCTTTCCGAAGAGAATGCAAGAGTGATTGTTGAACAGATGCGGAATGTTGCCAAAGGAATCACTCAAGGAGATGTTCAGGTTCGAGTCAAAAAGATCATGCGAGCAGAATCTGCAATGGCAAAAAAGTGGGCTCGTCAAAAGAGGATCCAGGCCAAGCTGAATAAGATCAAAGACAAAAGACTCGAAGATCGAGTGATGGATTCCCTGGCAGAGCGTGAGGCTTTAAAAGGTGAAGTCTTACCTCTTTCTGATGAAGTGATTGCAAGGTATACCGGTTCGACCAGGTTGAGAACCGGAGGCCAGGACTCTGCTGCCGGGAGGATGCTTGCAGCCGAGCGGAAGAACCAGGGTGAGATATTTGGAGTGATGCTGCGAGAGCATAATATGACGGAGCCAGAGCTTCATAAGTGGATGGATGATCCAAAGAACCTGGAAGATGTCGTCACCGAAAGCTTTGGTCCGAATGGAGAAGGATTCAATCTCCAAAATCCAACCCCACACACACAAAATAAGATCGCTCACACCTTTGCAAGAGCACGGATCGAGGTGAAGAAATATTGGGTAGATCTCATGAATGCAGAAGGAGCCATGATCGGATGGTTGCCGAATCATACTGTGACTCAATATCACGATCCGCTCAAGGTCGGTCGTGCCGGGAAGGAGCAATGGATCCAGGATCAGATGGAATTCATCGGTCAAGGAACTGAAGCAGAGACCCGGACTTTCGGATTGATGGATGAAGTTCAAAGAAGACAGTTTCTTGATGCAGCATGGACAAACATCAGAGAAGGAAACCGGACCTCGATCGATGAAGCCCCGGAGGTTAAGGTCCCAGGAAACCTGGCAAAGAAGTTATCGCAACACCGGAAGATTCATTATAAGAGTGATAAGGCATGGCTTGAGAACTTCAAAAAATATGGTGGCAACGATCTCAAGACTTCGATGTGGACTGAGCTGAAGAACCTAGCTGACGATGCAATCATGATCAAGGAGTTCGGAACGAATCCGAAACTCTCCCAGGAGAAGCTCTGGACGAAGCTCAAAGCTTATGCTGCCAATCCTCCTGACGGGAAAGTCCGAAAATGGAATGAGAAAGGAATAAGTGGAGTTGAAACCCATTGGCAGTGGGTTGATCAATCAGCCCACCATATTGCGAATGCTGGAGGCTGGGGACCAAACATCGCAGCTTTGACTCAAGGCTACCTGATGGCTCAGAACATGTCGAAGCTTGGAGGATCAGTATTTCCAAGCTTTTCTGATCTTTCCACGGCTGTTCAGACTTACCGTTATCACGGTTTGGATTACTTGGAAGGAATGCATGATCATTTTAAGTTCCTGACCAAAACCCTGACTCCAGATGAGCGGATCGAGGTGATGTATGCAGTCGGTGAATTCAATGATCTGATCATCGGAGGCTTCCATTCCCGTCATGCGGTGACGAATCCTGAAGTTGGAACAATGTCGAAGATGCAGGATTTCTTCTTCAAAGTGAATCTGCTTGCCGGTTGGACTTATAACAATCGATCTGCTGCTCAGTTCGTGATCTCTGGAAACATTGCAAGGAAGCTCTCAAGATCGTTTGATGCTTTGGATCCAAGACTTCAGCGAGTGCTCAATCAGTATGGCATCGATGCAAAGGATTGGAGGGTGATGCAGGATGTTGGAGTCAAGACCTTTGACTCTGAAGGAAACATGATAGATCAGACGGCTCCTTCAGAAGTCCTCGATCTGAATCGTCGTCAATACTTCACACCTGATCTATTGGAAGCTGTTGCCAAGAATCCTGAGATGTCTCTAGTCGATCGGAAGGCATACCAGGATCTTGCGTTCAAGATGCGGAATTTCTATGTCCAGGAAGGTCGAATCGCGATCCCGGAGCCTGATGCAGCCGATCGAGCGATCATGACAGCAGGAGCCCAACGAGGCACATTGGATCGGAGCATGTGGGAGGCAATCTGGCAATTCCGATCCTTCCCATTGACTTACCTTCGTAGGCTCGGGCCGAGGTATGCTCACCAGGGAACCATTTATACGATCGGAAACCTTGCAGCAATGACAATGATCGGGTATGTGTCGAGCACAGCCAAGGATATCCTTCTTGGAAAAGAACCGAAACCGCTGGATAACCCGAAGACCTGGGCGAATGCATTCATCTACTCTGGAGCCGGTGGGATCATGGGAGATTTCGTGTTCAATGATTTCCGGGGTTATGGTCGAAGCGTTCCAAGTGTGGTTATGGGACCGCTTGGAGATGAGCTACAAAACTGGGGAGACTTTTTCACAAGATTAATGACCGGTGAAGATGCAGCAGCAAAAGCATTCAACAATGTCATCAGAATGGCCCCCTTTGCAAATCTCTTCTACACAAGAACAGCCCTGGATTACATGTTCATCTACAACATCCAGAACTTCCTGAATCCTGGAGTCCTTCGTAGACGAGAGAAACGGATGAAACGTGAATACGATCAGCAATACATGAAAGGCATGAAACCGTCTAATTCGAAGCTCCGCAAAGCATCTCCACTTTACATGATGGGAATCAAATGACAGTTACCGCAACCATCCCAAGAGTCCAATACACGATTACTTCCGCGAATGTCTCCTCCCTGGCAGATGATGCTGGTAGTGTTACCTTTACCGTAACATTTAAATATCTGGCAACTTCTGAAATCGTTGCAACTCAGACGAGTTCCGGGACTGATACCGTTCTCACCGAAACTACGCATTATACACTCTCAGCTGCTGGAGCATCCGGAACCTTCACCTTCACCGTGGCTGGGGCTGCTCTCTTTGCAGCAGATGATCTTCTGACCTTCACCCGGAAGATGGAGCGGACAGGAGACACGTTCGATCAGTTATCGGATTATGCTCAGAATGATGCCCTGGATGCAGACACGCTTGAGAACAACTTTGATAAAGCGATCATGGTCCTTCAACAAATGAAGGAAGCTGCTGATCGGAGAATTCATTTTTCAGAGACATCCACGTTCGAAAGCACGAGTGAGGCTGCATCAAAGATTACTGCCACTAAGGCTGATCGAGCATCGAAATATTTATCCTTTGATGCGAATGGAGATATTACGACTTCTACTACAGTGGAAGGAGTTTCGTATACTGAAACTTCAATCGCTACTGGAGATATTCTTGTTTACAACGGATCTGCATTTGTTAATACGAAATTACTTGCACGAATAACTCAGATCCTTGATTCCAGTGGAAACGAAGTAATCAAGTTTGGAACGACAGGATCTGCGGTTAATGAAATAACGATCACAAATTCTGCAACTGGGAATCCTCCGACAATTTCGGCTACTGGAGAAGCAGATAAAGGAATTGATTTTGAGAATTCTGAAGGAGAAGAGTTACTTAAATTAGCTTCTGTTTCTTCTGCGGTTAATGAAGTTAAAATCTCTAATGCAGCAACAGGAGATAATCCAACAATCTCTGCGACTGGAGAAGCAGATACAGGCATTACGTTTGAAAATAGTGAAAGTGAAGAGATTTTAATCCTGGATGCCGTTGCATCTGCCGTTAATGAGATCACAGTCAAAAATGCTGCAACAGGCAACAATCCTACTATCCAAGCTACAGGTGAGGTTGATACAGGTGTTGATTTTGAGAACAGTGAGGGTGAAGAGATTCTGATCCTGGATGCCACCGCAACGGCTGTTAATGAGTTCACCATAGCCAATGCTGCAACTGGGAATGCACCAACTTTAAGTGCCACTGGTGATAATACCGACATCGATATCAATATTACCCCTAAAGGTACTGGTGAAGTTGTCATTGGGACAGGATCTGCTTCTGGTAAAATTACAACAAATTCCACCCAAGATCTGGTTCTGGACACCTATTCAGGAACGAATTCTGGAACCATAACAATAACAGACGGTGCAAATGGCAACATCGATATTACACCCAATGGTACTGGTGAAGTTAATATCTCAAAGGTTGATATCGATGGTGGAACGATTGACGGGACAGATGTTACAGTTGGAGCAGGAAAAACTCTTGATGTCTCCGCAGGGACGCTCACAACTTCAACTCCACAAAAACAAGCTATTGTCGATGGCGCCTCCATTACTAAAGGTGATGTCGGTCTGGGCAACGTTGATAATAATTCAACCGCAACTATACGCTCTGGAACAACCGCCTCTGATGTCGGTCTTGGCAATGTGGACGACACCGCAGACTCTGCCAAGCCCGTCTCAACGGCAACAACAACCGCACTGAACCTGAAGGCTCCACTTGCATCACCCACGTTCACTGGTACTCTAACCGCAGCAACCCTCGCTGTATCAACTGGTACTGACACTGGAGCAGTAGTATGCATACGAAACAATACAGGGGCATCAATCCGTACATATACATCGGAAGGCGGAAGCCAAATTGCGATTGGTTTTTCTTCTTCGGGAGGAGGAGTTGGAGGTATCTACACTACATCGACAATCGTATCGTATAACTCCGATTCAGACTATCGGTTAAAAGAAAATGTTACCCCTTTAACTGGTGCTATTGACCGAATCCTAAAACTTAAACCTAGTCGCTTCAACTTTATTGTTGATCCAGATAAAACAGTGGATGGTTTGTTGGCACATGAGGTATTTGATTTTGTGCCTGAAGCAGTGACCGGAGAAAAAGATGCTCTGACAGAAGAAGGTGAAATTGACCCACAAGGGATTGATCAATCAAAACTTGTTCCGTTATTAGTAGCATCAGTGCAAGAACTATCTGCAAAAGTAACAGCACTGGAGAACGCATAATGCAGTTAACACCACAAGAATGTGAAGAAAAGATTCAGGATTTGAATAACCAGATCCAGAGATTGATCGGTTATAAACAAGCACTCGTGGAAATGGAAGAAGAAAATGGGAAAGAAGAAGTTAAAATCAAGGAAGCAGAAATGAATCCTGAGTAACCATGACAGGACTACTGATTTTCTTTTCGATTTACATCACTCTGATTTTATCTGGAGTTTATCTGGTTTGGTATTTCATGAACAATTATGATTCCATAATTTTTAGGAGGGATAGTGCAAAATGAATCCAGCCGATTATGCATATACTACAGGTCAAACCCATCCTGATCTCATGGAAGTAAACACCGTACTAGATCTACTTAACCAAGTAGGTATTCCAGTAGCTATCTCTGTGATCTTGATGTGGTTCATTAAATATCAATTCGATGAAAGCAGAAAAGAAAGAGAAGAAGCTAGAGAAGATAGATCTGAGAATGAGAAGCAAGTGCTTGAATTACAGAGAGATTTCAACAGCCAAATGGTTGATACAGTATCCAAACTAACGAATGCAATTGAGAATAACACTAGAGTAGTCGAATCCTTGAAACTAAGATAATGGCTAATGGCTAATGGCTAAAGAAATCACTACGACTACGGTTACGAAACCTGATGCTCCGAAGCCGATACCTCCTAAAATGTCGGTGAATGAGAGAATTCAGGTAAGTAGGTTTATTGCTCGGTTTGT